ACATATAAGGGCTTTGAAGGGAAAATCGACCCAACACAATACAATTCAAAAGAAAATATTATATATGTTAAACCTTCTTATAACCAGAAAAGTGATCCAGAAGGATGGATGGTTCATGAATATTCTCATGCGGATTCAAACGCAAAAGGAATTAAAGATGATAATAAACAATATCCCACAAACAATATTGAAATTTTGGCGTATACAAAACAATTCAAATGGTTAAAAGAAACGGGAAAATGTAGAAAATTCAAAGATTTGAAAGATGTTAAAAAATTCCCCACATTAGCACAAAAATTCACAAGATATGATGGAGAATACGAACCAATACTAAAGAAATGTTGGGATAATGCATAAACGAACAATGCCAATAATATTTGATTATTGGCATTGTTCAAATTTCTATTTTATAAGAAACCTTAAAGTTCTTATGTTTTCATCATAAGTATAATTTATATAATCAGGATGAATGCGACGTAATCCATCAGCAATATAATAAACATATAATCCCTTACTATCTTTATCGGATTTTATAAAACTACTCATTTCTTCTTCCGTATTAAAATGTTTACTCATAACTTCATGAATTTTACCACCATAACTTACGATTGGACTTATAATATAACCCGATATGAAATCTTTATATTCTGATATATCATATCTTATGTTGAAGAATTCAGTTTTGTGTGACGAATTTATTTTTACCCATTCGTCATAATCGTAAATGATTCCGGCATCTGGAATTCCTTCTCCTTGTTCAAACTTCAATTCTCCCATTTCTTTTCCTAGTTCATAAATCACTGGAACTATATTTTCTGTCATATTATTTGTTGTTGTCATATTATTTGTTGTTGTCATATTTTAATATTTATAATTTCTATATTTTCTGGAATTTGTTTCATATGTTTGTATTTTATCATATTTCCATAGTTTGTCAACTTTAATCATTGAAAAAAGAAGCATCCATCGGAAGTTCCCTTTTCAATTGCGCCACAACATCATTACCTTCCACATCCTTTTTAACAACTTCCACACTTATACTTGTCAATTTTTCAGTAAGTGTCTTAAAATTTTCCATATATTTCAGAATCTTATTAATTATCGTCGTTGGAAATTTTGACACTATTGAAATTCTAGTTTTAAAATCTAATGTATCAAAATCAATTATCTGACCATCCGTAACCGATAAAGTCTTAATATATTTAGTAACTTCATTTATAAAAGCATTACCTACCAATTCCCTTAAATCTTCTGATGTCTTAAGTTCAGATTTCGCAAGCTTTCCAACCTCATTCTCTAACTTATTTTCTGTTTTAATATTAGGAACGCCACAGACTATCTTATATGGAGGAACATCATCAATAATCAGTGTCTCAATCGCTCCCAAACCCTCTACAAAGCGTTCTAATACATCCGACAGGTCAACCACACCATCCTCTACAATCAACCCATTTTCTTCAATTTCTTCCTTAGTATATTTAAAATTATAATCTTTAGATATACTGTTTATTCGTAATGTAACAAAATAAATAATCTTATCTAATGCTGTTAAATCATCAACTTTAAATGTTTCAGTAGTTATCACATTTTCCTTCATTATTTCATTAAAAGTAAGATTGAAAATAGATGTCTGTAATGGAGAATCAACTAAACTTTTATACAACCGCTTTAATTGATCTGTGTTTAAAATTTTTGAAGGGATATTAACACCCAAAGAAGGAGCAAAAAATTCAAATGTGATTGTATCGTTAATTGTATCTAACGAACTTAAAATATTCTTAACATCTTGATTCATAATTATTATATTTAATAGCCATATTGTTATAAATCAACATAAGAATCGTCATTTATCGCAGTTTGTTCTCCTATATTTGAAGATTCTTGATTTGAATTTTCTTTCTGTATTGACATTTCCAACCGTTTTACAAATATTTGAAATTCTCCTGGTGTGCAATTTTCTACATATTCCGCAGACATATTAACATTCTTCGATAAATTATATATGTTATCATATAGAGATAATAAATCATCCAAAAATAAAATCTTGACCAAAAATGAAAGATTATATACATTAACGTCTATTGGAATATTATACGTATCTGATATCATTTTATTGTTTAATATATCTAAAATATTAACACTCTTAATATTTAATATTTGTTGTTGTGTAGTTTTTAACAATTTGGTCGTTACTATTACTGGCAACTTACTAAATATTGCGCTTCTTTCTTCTATTGAAAGGTTTTTATTTATTTCTAAGTTTAAAGTTTTGAATTTGGAACTTTTAATAAACTTTATAAAGATTATACCATCCAACCCAATGTCTGTCAAATTTAAATACGATAAAAGTTCGAAAATCGTTGGAAGTCGCAATTCAATTTCAAAATCTCCTGCTTGTATATACTTTGTTTGTATAAATGATTTCTTCACATCCTCAAACTTAGATATTATTTTATTGATATCTAATGTAATTTTAGTTGGCATATCATTTTGAGTAAGCGTTAAATTTAAAACATTACCCAAACTAATACTACGTAAATTGAATAATAATATAAAAAAGTCTATAAAATCCAATTCATCTAAATCTTGTGCTGAAAGTTCTACACGTTCTTGTAATATATTCCTAAGATTTAAAAATATAATCTTTGGATTTGGAACATCACCAAATAAACTTTTCAGTATTATTTTATAGTCCTTCACAAGAAGTTCTGAATATTGAATTTCTTTACCAAAAATATCAACAGTATTTAAAAATTTTGACATTTACTATTACAAATTTATCCCTGCGTTTATCGATAATCCATTTCTTGTCGTTAATCCCACATTTATAGAGTTTTCATAACTTGCGGATTCACTAGGAAAAAATGGAGGATTCCCATCAAATTTACCGTTTGCAATAATATCAGCACTGGAATCTATGTTGTAATAATTATATGCAAATGTAGAGATTCTAATATGTGGTGCGGATGCTGCTGTGTAATTTTGTTCTTCTCCAGATATACTTACTGGACATACACCATAAAAACTATATTTTTGTCGAATATGTGGTGCAATTCCAAGAGAGGTCACACCTAATTTATAAACATATATATTAGTTCTATAATCCAAATCACTACCTTTAGGATATGCAATCATACCTAAATGTGAAGTCACTATCGTCCAAGGTCGCAACACATTTTCCGTAAAACTAACATTATTATCAACAAATGTTATTCTTAACGTATCAAAATCCTGTCTACCACCACCTACGGTAGTTCGTATCAATCCTCCATACTGTGTCCCAACTGGATTTGGAGTAAACCCATCACTTGGTAATGTAACTGCTTGCGCAAACATACACCCTTTGTTAAATTGAAATACGGGCATTGTTGCAGTTTTTAATGCATTCTGTATATTCCACCCCTGTCCTCCAAATTTCGGTTCGTATTTCGCAACATTACCAATTACACTAGGAAATTCATCAAAATATATAATCCATTGTGCTCCTTTTGGTAACGCGCCAGCAGGTTTCGACAATACTTGACTGAAAAAGTATCCTATTTGTTCGGAATTTTGACTGTAATATGCGGATTCTGCCATAATAATATAACTACTTATTATGGAATTTTAAATTACTGTAATTTATACGCTCTCCAATAATGATATGCAAGAGTCGCAGGAATAGTAACAACAGTTCCCGCATCTTTAATGTCATAATTTGCTGTTGCAATATTTGTCACATAAGCACCATATAATCTATAACTACGTATTGCTTGGTTTTGTTTGTTCATTAAACGTAAATCAATAAGAGATTCTGGCCCCGCAATATTATAATTTCCAGTGCTTGTCGCATCATCAAAAGTCGCAATTTGATTTGCCTCTAATGCACTACGTATATCATATTTCGCATCACATCTAAAAGTAACTTGATATCCCGCAGACCCTGGATATTTTGCAGTCCCTGGAACATTAAAATCCAATCCCATGAAAGGAACTGCAACATTATTAATTGCTCTATCTGGCAATACTGCGCTCTCAACATACACAAAATCATCCTCATTCAAAATTACAGTACCTAATTGATAAAGTCTAAATTGAAATTGACGAGCGAAATCTCTTTCTTGCGAAACCCTATAGAAATCTGAAATATTTTGTGACATATACTATTATTTATCATAGAAGTATTATTTTCTTTGACTTTTTATAAATTTTTATTACTGGTATTAGAATTCCACTCAAAAACATAATTACCACAATCATAAATCTTTAAATATCCCGCATTTTTCATGTTTTCCTCCGCTGTTTTATTTGGATCGAAATTACTCCCCAATCTTTTTGCCAACATATGCTTCTGAAACCCTACTCTATGTAACAACCTATCTCTTATTCTTGATGTAAAATACCAAAAATTAGGTGGAGAAATTCTAAGTAAATCGAATCCCAATTTATTATAAAGCCCCCCATTACTATATCGCCTGTTCGCATAACTTATTATTTTTTGTGGATTATATGATCTTATAAAATATGAAAACAATTTAGACGCACCACCAACAACACAAGTATTCTGTTTGCAGCAATATCTCATCAATTCTAAAGTTGGTTTTGATCCAGTAATTTTTCTACTACCAAATGTCATAACTGATATTAATTCATCAGTTTTCTTATCAAACAGCCCTATTTTATATTTTGAATTATCCTTCCCTTGTATATGATGCTCTATTAAAAACATATTCTTTGTATTATTATCAATATCTTTCACATAACAATTCCTAGCGAATATTTTATTTTTATATATTCCTAATTTACTAAGTATTATAGATTTCACCAATTCTTTTGAAGTGTTCCATTCATTTTCAAATATGTGAATAAGTTGTATCCCCAATTTTTCGCACATTTTAGTTTTATTTATATGATATTTATTTTCTTTGTGTTCGCTACTATGCCAATATAATCCATCAAATTCTATTGCCACCCATTTTTCTGGAATGTATATATCAAGTTCTAATGGTGGTATTATTCTTTTACTGCTCGTTATGATATCAAATGTTGTAAATGATTTTAACATATCACTTATTTCAATTTCTGGTTTGGATATTGATATTTTACTACATCTTGGACATCTAACATCAAATGCAACCTCTCTGGTATACACAAATTCACAAATACTGCATTTAAAATCTATCTCTCCAGTAGATATATAATGAGATTTATCAGTTAACATTTTTTCCGTTCTATTCTGCATTCTATCTTCCCAAATATCAAAACTCTTATCTCGAATAGATATTATTGCATTTTTTCGATTTCTTTCTACATTTACCTTTGCTGAACAATTTACAGAACAACATTCAGAATATCCTTTATCAAATGTATTAAATCTGACAATTTTATCATTACAATAACTACATATCGGGATACTATCAAGATTATTGTGTAGTAAATATATCCGTTCATTAAATTTTATATTTTTTCTTTGTATGTTTCTTGTATGATATATGATACTCTTATACAATCGTAAATCTAAATTGAATATACTTGTATAAAATGAGTGTGATGTAACTTTATCAACCCATCCTTTTATACCTTTTATTGTATCTTCCTTAGATAGAAATTCACAACTTTCTGATAATTTAGCTGCTTTATTTTTTTTATGCTCTATTTGAATGCAATTAAAATTTTTACATTTCCCATAGCCTTTTTGTATGGATAAAAATGGTAATATTTCATTACAATTTTCACACTTACACTTTTTTGTATTATGTATCATCAAATATATACCTTCACTAAAATCTTCAGAATATTTTTTAATTACAAAATTATACCACTTTGGATGTTTATATATAAAATGCACCTTTAAATCGTTTAATGATCTATTAGAAATATACGATAGAATATCTTTTTCAACTACAGTAGAAATATCCGTTTTTAAAGCATCATCGATTAACCCCCTTTGAATATCTGAAGAACATATATTTAATCCCTTTCTAGTATTCCCTCTTCTAATTAACATTTCAGTGTCTTTATGTGTGCATTTCTTCGAGCAATATTTATTGTATTCCCATTTTCTATTTACACCAAATATTGGAATAACATTACCGCACGATTTACACAACGGAAGGGTTTTCATATCACATACATAATGATACAACAATTGTGATTTATTAATAATATCTAAATTATTATCCTTCCCAAAATTTATAATATCATTCTCTAATGTTATATATTTTTTATATAACTCTTTTAAAAAAAATTGTTTATGTATTTTTCTATACTCGATAACTTGTTGTTTATCTAAAACCTCATATAATTCAGTTTTCATATACATATAATTATCACATTTTTACATTATAACAACAAAAACGCTACTAATAAAAAATATTAGTAGCGTTTTGATATTTTATCTAATTTCTGATATTACCCAACCAATTCTTGGAAGTTTTGGCTGGTTCTAGTAGCCACGAAATTTATTAGGATAAATTCTGCTGCCCTAACTGGCTTTAAATATATATCCACATGCAATTCATTTGCATCGATAGAATCCGGGGTGTTGTTCCTAGAGTCGCAAACCACCAAATAATCGTATACCCCTTGAGTGTTCTTTGCGTTTTCAAATATTGGTGTTAATGCATTTACAACTCTGGTTCTAGTGAAATCTGTGTTTGGTTCAAACACAAAGTATTTCATTATATCCTGTGTGGATTTTTCAAGAGATAGGAACAATCTACGAACATTTACACGATCAAAAGCGGATGGTTTCTTTTGAAGGGTTTTTTGTCCGTATACCACATATCCATCATTAGGGAAGAACACCACTGGATTAATAGAAATAGTATATAAGAAATCTCTTTGTTTCTGGTTAGGATTGAAAGCGATATCTGTAATACCTTTAACTATTCCTCTAGTAAGACCAGCAGGAGCAATCCAAGGGTATGTTGCTTTATCAGAATTTGCGTATATATTAGCAGCAAATCCAGAGAAAGGACACCAGAATTGTTTATCAGAATTTGCATCATACACTTTAACCCAATTTCCGTAGGTAGCAGCATAATTACTATTCGTTCCACCAAATAAGGTTTTCAATGGAGTATAAACATTTTGAGAAAAGGTATTTCCAGGAATTGAAACTATCTTTGTATCACTACCATTAATAAAGATTTGGCGTAATGGATCAACAATAATCATACAATCCTTTCTGGTTTCGCTAGTGAAAGCATCATATAATCCATAAACTGAAGACCAAGATTGATAACATGGTGCGAAAGCAGAAGATAATTGAGTGATGTCAACATACACAGAATCATCATATATTCCACTTACTGCATTTGCTGCTATTGTAGTAAGACCCGCATCAACAACGATATCTAATGGATAAATTTCAGGATTATCCACTAAAGAAAGAGCGCGATCAACTTTACTAGCAACATTTCCAATATCGTTATAGTTTACATTAGAAACTACTGGAGTATAAACACCTTCTGCAAACAATGCTTTAGCGGAACCATCAACACTAACAGAGGATAATGGATTGTTTGTGCTTAAGCTTGTCCAAGAAGTGTGTTTAGATATTGCAGGATTCACAAGCAATGTCAAATTTGAAGAACTATTATTAACAATATCCGACAAGTAGAAAGAGCGAGGAATACCACCTTGGGATGTTGATGTTTTCTTATTCGCATCCAAAGAACCGATACGACTTTCAACTAATGATATTGACAACATTTGTGGATCATATATGGATTGACGAACTTTAAATAAATTCAAAATCAAACTGTCTTGATAATATGAATCACCGAAATCGAATAATGGAGTAGTTTCAATTATTTCAGATACAGAATTGTTACTTCCTCCGATATTAGAACCAGAAAGATTAAACGCCAACTTAGATGTTGGTAATGTATACCAATTTGTTAATGTATCGCCAGTATTCACTAAACTATACATACTAGTCACAGCAGTAAATGAAGTATCAGGTCCTAAGTCTGTATTATCTTTCAGAGAAATGTAATATCCCTCGAAAATATCGTTAATCGTTGTTTGGCTATCGTTGATTATGATAATACCCGCGTTTGCATTAACAGTATCCCATGATGCTGCTGTTGTTGAGCTTGAAATGCTACTCCATGCAAAATTATTCTGTGCTAATTGATTATATTCAGCATTGCTTAAAGTATATTGAGATGGGTTTCCTATTGTAAATCCCCCTGTTGAAGATGCGACAGGATAGAATAATGCACTATAGCTATCAGAAAATCCTAATCCAGCAGCGGAACCATAGGGTAAACGTGTGGTTAATAAATTTCCTGCGGATTGCACGACTTGTTTTGCAGATTGATAAAAATATCTTTCTGCTGCATTTGTAGGAAGACCGAAAATCTGTTCAAATTCCGAAATAGTGGAAATAGAAACAACTTCGTCCGTAGGTCCTTGGGAAGCAAACCCCATAACATATACATTAGTTCCTACCACTGTTTGAGTAGTATCGGATAAGTCAATTTCTGTGATTTGAACACCTGGTGAATTAATAGTTCTCATATTTATATTATTATTTATGCTTTTTCAACTATTTTTATGAGGCTATAACAGAGAAGGTGTCAATAAATTAAAGTTGACCCTACTAAATTGGAAGGTAACAGTAGATTCTATCCAGTCATTAGTTCTATTATCATACGTAATTCCACCTAATCCAGTAATAAAAGCATTTACATATACCCAAGATGCAATTTTTTGATTATATTCATCTAACGCATAAACAGAAAAAGAAGTTTGATATTCGGGTGTCATACTAGTTTTTGATGTTGTAGGACTTCCACCATAAATACTTCCATCCGCAGTATTCAAAACATTCAACCATTGCCATAACACATAATAGTTCACAAATTTATTGTCTACCACAAAATTTATTGTAATTGGTTCATAATTTGGGCGAGTGTAGCTACTAATATTTGATACCTGCCCACCAAAAGGTAAAGCAATAGAAGGAACTGCAATCGTTGGAACTACTGTACCATACACACTAAAATTTAAAGTATCTAATCCATTCGGAATAGACAAATTAGGCGTATTCTTCATAACAATAGGTAAATCCAATACAAGTAAAAATTTGTCTTTACTTGCCCTATTAAGCACCGATTGTTCAGTTGGATTTACGTTCATTTGTATTATTTAACTTTATGGTTGATATATAGTAAACCCAAGTTCCATTAATCCATCAATATCCAAATCATCCGTATGTAAATCATTACCACCCATTATTGGTTGATATTTTTGTGGGGTATTTGGTTTAGGATAATTTGATGGAACTATTATTTCTCCTGTCGTGAGGTCTTTTAATGAATATAACGTATCATCAGTATATTCCATATCAGTTCTCGATACTTTCAATGGTTTATTCTGATCATCAAATTCATCTACAGTAAAGTATTGTTGGCATACATCAGTTTCTAATACAAATAATGCCCAAACTAATGCCATAACAAAATCATCTCTGTGTTTATCCGTCTTTTTGCGATACGTTCCATTCGGATATTTCACGAAGGTTTCAAATTCTGATATTGTATCATCATCATTTATTTTAACCGCATGTAAGAAATTAATCCAATACCTCAAATTACTAACAGCATTAAAACGTAAATTATTGTGACTAAAAATTCCCAAATGTCTTGTATTTTTTCTTCCATCAGTGCTAGAAGTTTTGCTATAACTTACAATTTTATCATAATAATGGGTGTGAACTAATGCATCCAATATCTGCGCACCACAATTATTTCTTTCTATCAATAAAGGCGGATTTCCCCAAGATGCTGCCAAATTCACCAATCTATTCGCAAAATGATATGGTTCTAACACATTTGTTCCATATACCGCAACTTGTTTAATTTCTGTCAAATCCGTAATATCTAAAACTTGAGCGGTTGATGCAGCCCTTCCAATACCTTCCCCAACATCAACACCAATAACATATATCCTATCTTTATCAGGCATCTCATACACTTTATATGTAGAATCTGATGATGCCCATAAAGTAGGTTTCTTATTGGTTTTAAACTCCTCTATAACCTCCGCACCCACTGCACCATCCGAAGAGTCTAAGAATTTATTTCCAAATTCCTGCTCAAATGCTGCTTCTGACCCCAAAGCTGAAATCATACCCGCTTTCCATTTTTCATTTCTACCAGGAACATCCCACCAATCAATCCTTTCAGTCTTCCAATCATTCTTCCCCTTTTCTGCATCACTATAAATTTCGTAAAATTTATTAAAAACCCCATTTGGCGTGCTCACCATGAAAATTTTAGTTTTTTTACCGGATGATACTGTAGGAATTACAGACTTCCAAAATTCCTCCATCAAATGTGTATTATGACTTAATACATCATTCGTATAATATTTATTTCCTTTTTTAACATCAACTAAATCATAAACAAAATCTTCACTGTCTTTTGTTATATATTCTACTTTTGTTACTCCTGTTTTAGTTTTTATATATTTATTTACTGCGTTTTTTGCAAATATTTTCCTTCCTGATTTAGAAATAAAACAATGATTAGGAGATACTACTATACTATTACCACCTTCAAAACACACCTTTATTAATTTGCGGCGGGAATACTCAGCAACACCACTGAAATCCGACCAACCATTATGCGTTAATACCTCCCATTCTTCATTTTCTTCGTATCTAATTAAATCTGCGTTCATCTGCACAGAAGTTTTGAAAAACAAATCAGCAATTTCTACAATTTTTGTTTCGCCCGTTATTTTATTTCTCAAATCAACTTTAGTATTTCTATTGACACAATCAATAAATGCTGCTTCATCGATCACCAAAATACTTGCTGTATCCCCGCGAGCAGCAGTAGATGTAGTAGTTGATATACCAATACTACTACCGTTCGCAAAAACACAACCAGTTTTTCCCCATTCCTTAATACCAGGTTTTAAATAGTTGGGTAATAATTCATATGCAAGTCGTATCTTTTTAAAAATATTAATTGCAGTGTTTTCTTTATTTGCGACAATCATTACTCGTTGATCATCCAAAAAACATGTATTCCATAATGCATATACCGTAGTAAGTGTTGTATTATGACTTAGAATACCATTAGAAAAATATGTATGTTTATCGGATTTTAAAGAAACGTCATACATGTTTTCTGGTGGTAACTCTAATTTTTCCACACTTCTTACAATCTCAACACCAGTTTCTGTAATAATTTTATCTCCAACTTCTAAATCATAAACATATATTTCTTCTCCATTTTCGCCAATTACTATATGCTCATCCGCACATTCTAAAAAATAATTATCCGTCTCTAATTTCCAAACATCATAAGGAATCGTCTTATGAACGGCTTCTATATCTTCCCATCCACTATCC